TATGCCCATTTACAATATTCTGGGCGCATTTCTAAAATGACCAAATCCCCATCATCATGTGCGTCAGGGATAAAGGCAACATCTTTGAAACCAAGGTGTCGGTCTAGTTTTAGGGCTTTTTCATTGCTCCCTGCAACTGTGCCAATTATAACCTTTAATTTCAATGTGTTAAACGGATAATTAAACACTTCTTTAAGGAAGTCTTTAGTTGCCCAATGTTGCCCTTGCGACCCTACATGAATACAGCAAGATTTACCAAAAAAACCACAATAAACTACTACTGCTCTAATATGTCCATCTAATACTTGACCTAAATAATGTGCATCTTGCGGAGTGGGCATTTTGTGTTTAATAGCCCAATCTTTAAGACTTTGCTGATTAAGTAATATCAAATTACGCCTCCAGCCTCCATTACATAATCGCTAGAAGCCCAATGAAGCTCAATACCTTGTGCTACTGCTGTCAAATTAATAGACCCTGCAAAACCAATTCCTGTAACACCTTGCCATATTTTAGTGGTTATAAGACCGCCACCCCAGTTATTAGCATCCCATTTAGCGGTATCCCAAACACCTACAGCTTGAGAACTAGGGTTAAATGTAATAGCTCCTGAATTATCTAAAGGTTGAAAATCTACGCTTAAACCGCATAAAACGCTTGGTAAACCACCATCTGATTGTAAAATAGGTCTTATCATCGTAAAGCGTTTATTTTGTCCTGGTGAATCAAAATAAGAATAGGCTTGTTGAACTGTAGCGGTAATATTTGTGCCAGCATCTGAAGAGCTAGCATAAAAATTACCCACAAATCCATCGCCACCAAAGTGCATAGTATTGTCGCCAGATGATTCCCAACAATATGCTTGAATGCCTGTAAACCTTGCCCAAGCCTTAGTAATGGTGTGCATTACATATTGTTCCATTCCACCAGTAACAGGAATGTTTAATATCAACATATTTTCAGAGGCAAAATATTGAATTTGCCAACCAAAATTAGAATAATAATTAGTAGCTGCTTGGCTAATAGGATAATAAATTTTATCAGTAAGGTTTATACGAGGGTCTAATCGGCTAGATTGAAGTGCAGAAGCTAAAGGCACTAGACCGTCTTGCGTAAGTAAAAGTAAGTCGCCACCCCATTTAAAAAAGCATTTACGATTAAATGTTTGACCTAATTGCCATACACCTTTTAATGCCCAAGTAGTTGCAGAAGTAGGGTCTGTGCCAACATAAACTATTATTTCACCCATATTGGTAACAAAAACGGCATAGTCATCTACGCCTTGTCCAGCGTCAATAGTCCATGTACCCATAGCCTGCAAAAAGCCACCATTACGAGCAATAGAACCAAAATATAAAGGATTTGCTGCTCCGCCTATAGCGTTTACATCTAAATACCAACAAGCAAGAGTGTTTTTTTGCGTGAAATATAAACGGTTTTTAAATAGGTTTACATTAATAAATGTTGAAGAATCTACACCTGTTATACCAATAGTTGTATATGTTCCCATTACAGTAGCATTGCCACTTGGGGCTACAGGCATTGTGTAAGTAAAAGTAGAAGCACCAGTTTTAGTAATGACATAAGTGCCATTAAATTCAGCAGGTGTAGCTCCTGTAATAGTTACTCTGTTATTAGTTAAAAGCCCATGTGGACTTGCAGTTGTTAAAGTGGCTGTTAAATTACCTGTGCCACCTCTTGTAATGCTTGAAATTGTTTGTGCAGTAGTTGTTGTGGCAACTGTAAACCAGTTAGAACCATCATATATGGTTACTGGGTCTACACCGTTACAAGTAACAAGAAAATTACCAGCAGTATTTGTAATATTGACATATTGCAATTTATCGCTAGTTAAACTTGAATAAACTTGCGTAGCTGTAGAACTACTAGCATCCCAAATTTTTGTGCCAGCTACTGCAAATAGCTTATATCCGCTAGTTGTTGGGTAATTCATTAGGGTATTTACTGACCCTGTAATGCCTGTAGAGGACTTTGTATAGCCCTTACGCATAGTGACATCAGTAGGTGTAGGATACCAATTAACCATTTGTACGGCATCCATTGGTTGCATATTTGCAAGCGAATCTCGCCCATTCCAACCACCAATAGGTGCTGGTACAGAAGCAGTTTTAGCTGTGTTTTGTTTAGGACGCTGTAATAGCATTATGAGCCATAGCCTGTATCTGGGATATTAGCGTAACCAATAAGCACTTTACTTGGGTATGGAGCAAATGATAAGTTTGGCGCACCTTTGTCGTTTGCTTTGGCAATAGACAATACACGCTGATAATCTTGAGAAACAACTGTCGTATCAAATCCTTTAATGCCCCAATATTTCATTTTGGTAAACAAAACCATTAAACGGTCATCAAACACAGTAGTGTCAGAATCGGCAGTAAAGCTATTCTTTACAGTTCCATCTGCTGCTCTTGCCCAACCTTTACTACGATATTCCCATCCTAAATACTCATTAGTATTCATTACAGGCCATATTTGAAATTGACCATCAAGAATACGCCAGCGCACTCTAGGCCCTGTAGAAATATAACCAGACTTTAACCATTGCCATTGTTGTGCATCTTCTGGCCCTAACATTTCCCAATGCTTGGATTTATCCCATTGAGTGCGGTTAGTAATGGTTTCAAAGTCAGCAGGCAAATCATAAGCAGTTTGAGCACAAACTACTGACTGTACGCCATTGCCACTAGCCATTTGGCTCATAACTACTACTTTTGTAGTGTTATTAGCAGACACTACATAAGTGTCTTGTGGAATGTTATAGCCTGTTAATTGCCATTGGCTATCAACAGCGCTTAAATCTGTGCCAGCCTCAAAAGTCAAGTTATACGAACCATTGACAGTTGTGGCGTTGGCGGTTAAAGATTGTGTGTAGAAACGATATTGCACCTGCAATGCTTGCCAATCATATTCTTTAAGAAGGTCATATCCAGCGCCATTCATCAACGCTAGAATTTGTTGAACATCTTGAGAAGTATTGCCTACAACAAAAGATGGCACAGCTAAATTAAGCTCTGCTGTTGTTTGTTGCACTAATTGGAGCATTGTTTGGGACATATTAAGCCTCTGCTACTTTTGTTTTGCGTGTTTTTGGGGTCTTTTCCGCAACAGCCGCAAGTAGCGCTGACATCTGCTCTTGCATAGCAGCCAGCTTCGCATCTGTTTCTTCCTTTATTTTAGCATTTTCTTCTTTTAATGCTTGCATTTCTGCTTGTCTTTGTGCTACTTCGGCAGAATCAGTTGCTAAATTCAAGAAAGCCTTGGCTTTTAGACGGAAATTAAATGGGGACATCCCTGCAACCATGCCAATTCGTTGAAGTTGCTGGTCAGAACAGTCTGCAATAGACTCTACTGTGTGAAACTTCAATCCACGCAATTCATCGGCTTGGCTACGAGTAATTTGAGGCCATTGGTCTAAAGGTGTGCCAATAATATCTTCATGGTTTGCTACTTGGTTTTGATAATGCGCCCATTGTCTTGGAAAACGCTGTTTATGGGACTCTTGAGCGTATGTGTCAATTTCTGTTAAATTATCGCCAGGAATCATAATACGGACAAAATCAAATTCTTTAAAAATCGGTCTACCAGCTTCGTCTGAAGCAATGTCTTGCTTGACGCTTTTTTTATAGAATTGGACTGCTAATCGTGCATCTGCACCTTGAGTATCGCTATCTATTGCCATTTTTAATGCTCCTAAGTGGTTAGGGGTTTATAAAAAAATAAAAGGGACTCCCCTTGTGAGGGAATCCCAGTCTTTACTACATCTTCAATTTTTAGACTGAAGCCTTGCTGAACCAGCCATAGTCACCAGAACCCATAGCTACGGTTGGGCCAGCATACAAGCCAGCAGAACCAGTTGCTACAAAAGTCGTAGTGTTAATAGAGCAAGTTGATGTTGAAGCAGCAATAGTTTCGCCAGCTTTTGCCCAAACATAACGCTTACCATCAGAAGCAAATGTTTCTGTTCCAAGTGGGCCGAATGTTGGTGTTGTGCCACCGTTTAATGCCTGTTCTGCAACAGTTTGTGTATCTACCAGGTCTACACCTGCAATAGGTAGTGTTGTAAATGCCATGATTTATTTCCTTTATTAATTAATTAGACAAGTAATAGAAAGGGCTTGCGCCCTATTCATTAACTACCTGTCAAGAGTCCTTGTAGGAAGCTGTTAGAAGTTGTCAAGTTACCAGCCCAACCGTATAACTTCACGATTGCGTCTTGGTTAATTGCTTGACGCTCACCACCAATAGGTACAAAGTTACGCTCTTTGTGTGGGCGTAAGAAAATGTAATTGGTGTTCAAGAAGTACATATAAGTTGCTGTT